GTGCTTAGATAGTGTTCTAAGTGCAAATGAAAACTATTAATAAGATGGAGCGTTATGTTTAAGGATGTAAAAGAGATCAGGGTAGAGGACTTCTATGGTGAAGGCTCTGACCTTTTGTTGACTAGCAAGGGGAATATTCTTAAAGAGATTACTGGGAGTGGTTTGAGGGTAGCAAAGTCAGCAGATGGACAAACACTCGCTAGAATAATGTTCCGGATCATTGAGAACATGGATGACTTTAATATAAAAGAGAAGCTCCCCTCAAGTGAGGAGAGTAAGTTTTAACATGTAACAAAGGGATTAACAATGAACGACTTTGCTGCTGTCTGTTTTATTGTTTTTCTCACTATGCTAAGCACAGCACTGATTATCGCAGAGAATGTAATGAGGGATACTGGCGATGGAACAGGGTAGTGGGTATTCTGAGAGATACAATAACGACTGAGAGATGACATGGATACAGGGAGGCCAAGGAAGAAAGTAACTGAAGAGGAGGAAGAAGTTAGAACCAAGTTTGATTCAACTGATATCCTCGTCTTCTTTCTTATGACTGGGCCTTTCTGGGGTACGCTCCCACTGCTGTTGGGGGTGCTTGGGGCTTGGTATTTCGGTAAGATGTCTGGGGGGCTCTGGAGGTACTAGTTTAATAACAATTTAACTTTAAGGTCTTATGGCTAAACGTAAATCTGAGGAAGAGTATAGCGCACTCACTGCTAAGGAAGATCAGGAGACTCATAAGCTTCCGACTCTCCCTAATACTGGGCTTCTCCCAGTTTGTAGTGAGAAGGAGTTGAGGTCTGCATTCAAGCAGACTCAATACAAGAATGTTGATCCCAGTGATTATCGTCTCCCATCAGGTTGGGAGATGGTTGACACGGAGAAAGTAGTTCCGATTCCATGCAACCTAATCTATCCAGATGGTTCTGTGAAGTCGGTTAAGTTCCCCGATGATATTTACGGGATCAGCAAGGGTTATGTGGGGTATCAGAAGCTCTCCCCACTTGAGAGTGTCGGGCGGTTTCAAGCCTGTCACGGTCCTCGTCCGTACTGGGCTGTTGAAGATCGGTACGATGGGGAACACGTTGCGAATCGCATTGATACTAGGGAGAACGCTAAGTTGATTGCGAAATTCTATAACAGTTTTCTTCAGGAAGAATCTCCTGAATGAAGAAAGGCTAGGTATGTTGAGGGATGAAGTCTCTGTTCAAGGGGGGACGTATCGGGTAGCTGGGAAGGCGGCCCAAAAGAAAGCCGGACGCAATATGACGATCTATCGTCTCAATCGTTCTGGTTGGTATGCCTTGAAGAAGGACATGATGGAAGTGGTAGAGGAGGGAGATCTCATTGAGGTCTTCACGGTTGCAATGACAGCAAGGGGTTTTGTTAACTTGCTTAATTCTCTGCCTCACAGCTTTCATGGGGTTGATATTTCTTCTGAAATTCCTTCTTAGAGGAACTTATGCTAGTAGTAACCCCGAATGATTACACCCCAGTGGGTGTGAAGATCGCAAAGATTGATGGCATGTCTTCTTCAGATTTCTCTGATCTCAAGAAGAAGTACTCAAAGATGGGGCACTTCTCCGCTTCACAAACCCCGGCATTGCTTGGGATGTATGGAGGTGCTTCATCAGTGTTTAGGCAAATGCGGGGTGAGGAGGTTGTGGACTTCACTAAACCTAAGATACGCTTTGGGCAACTCGCAGAGAGTTGGGTTGCAAACCATGCCTCTAATATGCTTGAGGTTGACGTATTCAAGGAACCATGGATGCTAGGGAGCAACCAGCATCTATGGGTAACCGCAACGAAGGATTTCCACTTGGCAGACAACCCCTATTTCACAGGGAGATGGGGGATGGAGGTCAAAACTACATCATCATGGGGTATTCGCAAGAAGCTGGGTGATCATCTCTCTGAGAAGACTGCCCCAAGTTATTACATACAGTCTCAGCATCAGATGTATGTGGATGAACTTGATGGGGTTATCAACCCAGTAATGATAATCCATGATGAAAGTGCAATCCCATGGGCAGTTGATGGGATGGAGAACGGAGAACCTATGGATGAGATCATGGAGGAGGTTCCCCATGAGATTCGTTGTTTTGTGATCAAGCGAAATGATGAAACCATTCAGGAGATCCGAACTACTCTCATACGGATGAGGGAGATATATCTCAGAGGGGATTTACCCCCTGAATCAAATGGGGGTTCAAATGGGAACTTCACGCATAGCTATGTCCCCGCGACTCAGAACATCAATGATCTGGTTATTGAGGCTTCTGATCTGAAGGAGAGGGGCAAAGCTCTCATTGAGAACGCGAAGGCAATAGAGCAGGAGATCATCAAGAAACTAGATGGGGAAGGGACTCTGACTTGGAAGGGGAGGAGCATCTTCACAGTGAAGAGGGTTTCCGCATCACGGCTTGATGTCAAAAGCTTTAAGGCGGATCACCCTGATCTTGCAGAGGAGTATATGAACATCACATACTCTAATAGGGTATCGTACTAGCTCAAAAATGAGACCCATGATTCTACTAGAAAAACTCCGTGCATGTTCCGGGGTCATCTCACGACTCATGACTGGGAAGAGTTGCGAACAGTGCAAATTCTACCAGTCATGGGAAGAATACGGAGACTTTTACGAGGACTGTTGTCTTGGGAATCTCCCCGGGACTGAATATGGGATTGAGATCATTCACCCAAAGAATTTCAGATGCTCTGAGTTCAAGGAGGACTTCTACTTCAAGGACTGTGAGTATAAAACTAAAAACGAAAAGGACAACAATGGATCTGAATAGGCTTACACTTCAACAGAGGCTTGCGCTTGTCAAGCGTGAACTTGTTGAGGGAGGAATCTCAAAGGACAGCAAGCAGAAGTTCCAGAACTATGACTACCGTGGGGTTGATCAGGTTCTTGGGGTTATCTCTGCTCTCCATGTGAAGTATGGGATTAACGTGAAGGTGGATAACATCGTGGACTTCAACATGGAACACCGTGTTGATGGGAAGGGCAAAGCTGTCATACACATGACTGCCCTGTATCACTGGTGCTTTCAGAACTCTGACGATCAGAGGGATACTGACTTCTGTATGTCGATTGGGGAAGGCATGGACACTGGGGACAAGAGCAGTGGGAAGATGCAGAGCTATGCATATAAGAACATGATGTTCTACCGCTATGAAATCCCAATCAAGGGGCAATCCACTGACTCGTATGATCCCCGCATTGATAACGAGGATGAAACGCATGAGTCTGATGTTAACCCGGGCAAGAGCATGAAGAGCAACGTCAAGAAGATCAGGAAGACTCTTGAGGATAAGATTAAAAAGTCTGACTCAGATAGTAACTCCTCGGATGAGAGTGCCGCATGGAAGGCACACGATGCACTCAAGGCTATGGTTGACAAGGCTTCCTCGAGTGATAAACTTCTCCCTGCTACGGGTGAGGAGCAGGAATTCAGGGCGTTAGCGTACAGCCTCAAGAGTGCAGTCAAGAAGTATACTTCTGCATTCAACAAGGGTGAGGATCGTGAGATCGCTCAGTCCCCATTCACAGACGTGATGGTATCAGCAAACAGTATCATTAAGCGTCTCCCCAAGGGGGATGAGTCCCCATCTAAAGTTGTTCTTGGGATGATCGAAGAACAGAAGAGGAAGATCTCTGCTTAATGTTCACTAGCTGAACAAGAAGCCGCTCGGGGCATTCGGCCCCTAGTAATCGCTACATGGAGTTATGATTACGCAAGTGGGGGCAGCTTCTTGCCCCCTGCTTTCTGGCGGAGGCAGGGGGAAAACTTATTTTAATCTCATTAAACTGGAGGGTCATCATGTTCATGGATCAAGTGAAAGATCTAACCCCTAATAATCCACATTACAACTTCTTAGTTAAGGGGAACCCATTCCTTCATATGCTCTTGTCGAGCGATATGTTTGGGGTGTGCAGAGAGTCTCAGACTAAGATTGGAGAGGCTTGCGGGATGTCACGTCAAGAGGTGAGAACTTATCTTGACAAGATGAAGGAGATGGGGTTGATCATGTCAACAAAGGAATCAAAGAGAATCAATGGGAATTGGGTTTCAGTCACAACGATCACGTTCTCCCCAGAGAATTCAATCTTCATAGACTTGGATGAGAAAAACAAAATCCCAAGGTTCGCTAGATTTGGATATCCTCAAGACTTCGAGGATGACTGGGTGCTATACCGTGGCAGAGACAGAATGAGGATAGGGAATAAGTCTAATGCGTATTACCCTTGGGCTGAAAGCGTAGAGAAGTATGGGAGAGAAGCTCTGACAAGGGGGACTCGTAATTACATTGCAGATTGTGAGAGCAATGACATCTGGAAGAAACAGGCAAAGACATTCTGGAACACAGAGACCGCATATTTCTTGGATGAGAGGTACCAAGTCGAGGGGCGAACCCCTGAAGAGGCATTGGTTGATTTGATCTACTACAAGGGGCTTAAACGGCTTATAGAGGGAGGTGCTTGCTTCACTGCTAAGAATGATCCTTATATGATTGAAGCCCTTCTCATCGTCAAGGGGACACACCCAACGATAGGGACTGTCATAGATAAGAAGGGTGATAATAAATTCAGGGAATCTTTTCTCTCAGCATACAGGATTGCAATGAAGAGGAGCAAGGAGGAGCTAAGAGATAAGATCTACTCTAACAAGGAGCCCATAGTCGAGTGGGATGTTAAGGCAGAGTCGAAATGAAAAAGATAGTTCATGTCAACCAACATGTCATTAAGCGTAATCATAAGACTGGGGAGCGTGAACCTTGCCTTACAGTTAAGACGTACAAGTCTAATGACTATTGTTACGAGGCAGTAATAGATGGGCCTTGTAAAGTAATATACTCCCCAGATAAACCGCTATCTTGCGGGGCTAGAGTCTGGGTGGAGACGGAGGCTAACGTACACTGTATAGATCTTTTGGAGTCAAAATGAAAAGATTCATAGTCAGAGAGTCCACCTTAGCAAAAGCAAAGGAGAGGGCAGATAAACTCCCACTGCTTAACAACTCCATACGTAGCGGGGAAGGTGCAGTTGCGGCATATATCGGAGAGGCTGTTGCCCACGCAGTGTTGGGTGGAAGAATAGCGGATAAGTATGACTACGATATTATCTATGGAGAGGACAACACTAAGATTGATGTTAAGACTAAGGTCAGGACAGTCCCCCCACAGAAGAACTACTTCTGCTCTGTTGCGGATTACAACACAACACAGCAGTGCGATGAGTATGCTTTTGTAAGTGTACTTAAGAATTACACCTTGGCATGGTATCTAGGAAAGATACGTAAGGATTCATTCTATAAAAAAGCTCGCTTCTATAAGAAAGGAGACCTAGACCCATTCTGGGATACTGGTGGAAAGTTCTACTTTAGGGCAGACTGCTACAACTTAGAAGTTTCTGAACTGGATTCGCATTAAGAAACAAATGAACACAGACACAAAGGCAGAGGAGATCAAACTACTGTCAGCGTTAATGACTGACCAGAGTGGGGGACTTGCTGATTTGGTATCCCCTACAGTTTCATACGAAGATTTCCTGCATGACCGCAACCAACTCTGTTACAAGGGGATTCTTGATATAACCGCAGCAGGGGAACCGTTAAGCGTGTCGAATCTTTTCGCAAAGGTGCGGACTTCCGGGAGGGTTGAAGAAGGATACGTAAGAGCATTAGTCAGTCATGGAACTGGGGAACCCTCGCTAGTTGAGACTTACGCGGAAACAGTTCGGGATAACGGAATTGCTAGTAAGCTCTCGGCACACTGCAATTCTATTAAAAACAAACTTGAAGAGGGGGTTCCCGCTAAGGAGGTGATACGTTATGCAGAGGATGACCTCTACGGGATTTCTGATATTGCAGAGAGCAACACAAGTACAGACATCTCAGGGACTGCATGGTTGAAGAGTGTGCTGAGGAAGATGAATGACACCTCAATATCAAAGTCTAGATTCTCTACTGGGTTTAGTTCTCTTGACAGATTCCTTGATGGGGGTTTGGAGTACGGGAACGTGGATATCATTGCGGGGAGAACTGGGATGGGGAAGACCTCATTCGGATTGAACATACTCTGCAACGTGGCAAAAGCAGGTATCCCCTCTATGATGGTTAGTATCGAAATGACTGGGGACATGATCATGCGGAAGATGATCTCTAGTAGATGCAAGATCCCAGAGGGTAATATCATGGGTAACTCAATGACTGAGGAGGAGTTAAACAAGCTTGCAGAGTTTAGTATTAATACCGCAAAGGATGAGCATAAAATATTTGTGGATGACAAGTCATTCAATCTGTTTGACGTAGAGACCTCAATACGTCAGATGGTTCGTAAGCATGGGGTCAAGTTTGTGGTTGTAGATTACATTCAGATCATACAGGTTGGGGGTAGCGACAATCGTTACCTTGAGATTGGGGCGGCAGTCAACAAGCTGAAAGAGTTGGCAAAGCGTCTCAACATACATGTTATGCTTCTTTCCCAGATTAACCGTGGTGTCGAGGGGAGAACCTCAAAGCGTCCCGCATTATCTGATCTCTCAGAGAGTGGGAAGATAGAGGAGACTGCATCCCGTGTCTTTCTCATATACCGCGATGAGTATTATGACCCTGATACTAAGGATAAGAACATTGCAGAGATCTCTATTGCAAAGAACAGGTTTGGGCAAACCGGGATGGCGAGGATGACCTTCCTTGGGGAGTACACACTGTTCGCAGATACTGCTGCTCATACATATGAGTAGCGCATTGACCGCAGCATACTGATGCTGTATACTGGGTAAAACTTTTAGAAAGGTGATATGTCTGGGATAAAGCTAAACAAACCAATCAAGAAGATTGATCCTGCATTTGAAGTAAAGATGCCGGGAAGTGGGAAAGAGAAGCTTTATGAAATTAGTGTTATCGTGAAGGGGTACAACGAGGAAACTGCACTTGACAACTTTGGGAACGTCAAAATATACAACGGCTTCTTCCGGATTACAGAAATGATAGAAGGGGAAGACGAGGATGGACTCCCGATTTTTACCCCCACACATAAGAACAATAGAATAGGGAGGACAAACGGAAGTGCTGCAAACTGATGCCGCAATGTCAGACTACTCCTCAAGATGTGCGTTTGACAGGTATCTATTAAGAACCTTTGGGTTCTCAAGCAGTGAATCTGTTGAAAGGATGTTCTCTCTAAACTTAAAGCAACTGATGGATGACAGAGGCGTCAGTTCTGCTGATCTTTCAAAGAAGATCGGTGTCAGCAAAGTCACTGTCTATCACTGGAGGAATGGCAACCGTCATCCTAATCTCAATAACCTGTTCAAGCTGGTCAACTTCTTCAACGTAGATTGCGTTGGGGATTTGATAGTTGAAGAGATAAATGGCGATTCAAAGCAACACCCCTTTCGTGGGCGGGGGTCATAAAAGCCCACACACACAAGGGTTGTAGAGCAAGCGGTTTTTCTGTTGCACCCGGGACTAGTCCGTTAGTCTAGTCCTTGGTACTCCAATTAGAAGTCAACAGAATTGGGGGTTTGGTATGCTTTCCTCCTTGACAAGAGGGAGTATATGTTTTGACCCAATCATATGGGCCGTCAAGCGATGCGTCTCTGCATGAGGGATGGTAATTCCTGACCAGAGTTCCCACGTGAGGTTGAAGACAAAGCTCTCTGCAACCCTCTTCCTTTAATTCTTAACCACGAAAGGTTTGATTATGTTCAGTCAAAACCTCTGTATCTTCTCTGGGAGACTGGGATCGGACCCAGAACCCAAAGAAGTAGGCAACTCAACCGTCTGGAAGATGGGACTTGCTGTGGATAACCCACGCAAGACCGATGATGGTTGGGATTCAAACACATCATGGGCAGATCTCGAGTACTGGGAGAACCCAGATCGTCCCGGTTTGGGGAATGTTATCCGCAGACTGTCAAAGGGGGATGTCCTTCATGTTCATGCGTCATACCGCAAGACTGTGAAGGAGAGTGTGGAAGGGAAAAGGAGTTTTGTTTCTTTTCGGGTGAGGGATATCTACCCGGAAGTGAAGCCTCGTTCTGAGTCTGAAGCCCCCCCAGTAGAGGGGCAAGATACAGACCCCTTCGTGTAAGCTAAGCCGCTCCTCGTAACACGGGGAGCGACCTCCCTACAAGGTTCCTAGTCAGTTGGTTCTTCAACTGTTGCAACCTGTTCAATCTCTGCCGCTTCATCTGCCCATCCATTCTGGGATCATTTGTCACACGCTTGATGACATTGTTGATCTTGGTGAGCCTCCGTGCAAGACGGTTGTATGACGTTCTGTATCTGAGCAGAAGACGGTTCTCCTCTATTGTCCCCCTTGCCCGTTCTAAATCCCCAAGCTTCCGCATCTCCCGTATATCAGCAAACACTTGGTTCATCTCCTTGAGTTGCTCATAGAACATCGTTGTGTACTTTGTATGCTTCTTGTCCTCCAGATTAACCACGAACCTCCTTGCCCCCTTCTGCAATGCACCCCCAATAACGGGGATACTGTTCATGCCGTCTTCTGGGCGTTCATTCCCTGAGATCATTCTAATGATACTGTCAACCCCCGAAAGAACTGTCCCCCCAATCCATGCGGCATACCCCTTAACTGCATACTCAATCTGAACAGGGGAGTACTGCACCTTCTCCCAAGGAACTGCTTTTGCATTCATCTGACTCAAGAGAGTTGCTGTCTCTGAGGTATATGAGCCTTTTCTTTCTTGTGGAGAAAGCCGCTGCATCCCCATTGACTCTATGGGTCTATCTGTAAAGGGATTGCGGTTACTGTAAATATCCAGAACGGGACGCAAGGGCATGGGAAGCGGATCTATAGCAAAGGTTTCGTGTAAAGTATGCCAGAGTCTTTCTCGAAACAACTTGCCGTGCGCCTCATCATCAACCATTTGGTCAACAACCCTCTCGGCTAACGTGGCGATTGCACCCAACTCGAATGCCTTGGGGATTCTGAATGCTGTATCCCCAACCTTAAACCAGTGATAAGTGTCACGATCCCACTCTTCTCTCTCTTTGTAGTCATCATCCTCTACCCATGCAAGGTGATTCAGTATACTTGCTGCAACATACCCCATGGTTACTGTTGCAAACTGTACTCTCCTCCCGGGGGTAAACCCTGCACGACCTAGTTTGTACAACCCTTGCAATCTTGCATTCAAGAATGGGCTCCATTCCCCAAGAGTCTGCACTGCCCCCCAACTCCCATGAAGAGAGAAATCCATCAAGTCTCTTGCTTCGTATGAAGCCTCAAGATGAGACTTACCCTGCTTCTTGAGATGGTTGTATAATGCAATTCGGTTTGCACTCTCCACACGATCCCCTACTCCCTCATACCATTGATACCCCTTCTTGAGAGTCTCCTTGACCTTGTTCTTGTAGTTTGCAAAGCCCTCTGCATTATCAAGAACAAACTCACGCTTGATCCCCTTCTCTATCATTAACCTTGCACGATCAGGATCAGTCCCTATAGAGTGTCCGAATCTGAACATTCCACCCCCAGCAAGGGCGCTCCCATAAGTCTTACTCTTCTCCCCTGCTTCCTTATACCCCCTGACTACATTGAAGATTGGGTTGAACTGTGTCATATCCTTCATCCCAACAGGGGCAAGTGCCATAGTTGAGATGGTATCCCGCATCAGGTTTGCCAATCTAAACTCGGGAGATAGCGTGACTGCTTGTGTGTACCATCGCTTGCTCCCTCTGAAGAACTTGTACAGGGGATTATCCTTCCGCACTGCATTCATTGACATCAATGACTCTAGAACTAAGGGGTCATAAATCCTGTAGTAGACACGCGCCCCATTCTTTCTCACATAGATTGTCTTTGCATCAGACTCTAGTAACTGCTTAGCAGCACTCAAGTCCCCATCCTTAACACGCTTCTTGAATTCTATGACTTCTTTCTTATTGACAGGGTATGCCCCCAACTCAAGAGCAAGATCCTTCTGCACTAGGGCATCCACCGTCTCTACTGCAGCCTGATTCTTCAGAGAGACATCAATGAGGTGATGGAGATTCATCATGGTATTCTGCAACAAGTCCCCTAGTCCTCGCTCACTTCCCTCTAGTCTTCTGAATGCCTCAAGGTTAACCATCTTATCAATGGTTTTGGGTCCGTTGTTCCCACTGCGATCCTCCTCGATCACACGGTAGAATGGGACATAGAATTTCTCATCCCACTCTGTACGCATTTGCTGTGAGATTGCCCCAGTCTGCACTGCAATATCCAGTACTGAGTTCTGTACTGCCTTCAAGTCTGCATGAACATCATTGAATAGCTGCTCACGCGACATATTTACCCCCGTCACGGTGTTAAGAGTCTGTCCTTGGTTGAGAGTCAACCCAGCAGTGATTTCCTCGTCCGTGAGGAATCTAAGGGCATCCCTGCCTTCAGTCTTTAACTGGGCCGCTCTCTTTGCCCCAACCCATCTGAGGAAGGTGTCTAACTCTCCCCCTAGAGGTTTGAGGGACTCAACAAGACTCTTCTTGCTTTTGTCCACATCAATAGCCCCATCCTTATCCAGCTTGATTCCCCCACTTGTGAACAATGCCCCAAAGGCACCCTCTGAGGAACTAGCCATCCTTGAGAGGACGTAGGCTTTCTCTCCTGCTCTATCAAGAACAGAGGCATATCTATCAAAAACCCCCTGTCTTATCTTTGTCCAGATGTCAGTCTTCAAATACTCTAGTTGCTTCTCAAGAATCCCGCCCTTGTGTGGGGGGCCCATCTTGATATAGAATCTCTTCTGCTCCTCATTCATCCAACTAGGAGCAGTTGATAAGTCATCTGCCTCTTCACGTCTTGATGTAAGATGCGGGAGATCGTCAGTCAATGAGTAGCGTATGCGCTTTACATCAGCCGGGGTGTTATCTTGCGGGGGTCTTACACTTGGGCGGGAGTCCCTCTGTGCAGGGTGTGGGTTTCTTAATGCCCCTGCTCTGAACTTCTTCTCTGCTGCGATGACAAGATCACGCATCTGAGAATCTGTCATGTTCCTCCCAAAGAGTCTAGAGAAGAACGACTTGATCGTGTGAGTGATCTTGGATGCAAGAGTTGGGTTTGCTCTTCCCTCTGCTAAATCTGCAAGCATCTCCTCAGCAGCAATACGCATCTCAAATGCAGATGGGGCTTCTGCTGCTCTCAAGTAACTCTGCATCAACCCAGTAGGGCGTATTGAGATTGCCTTCTTTTTCACATCATCAAAGCGATACTTGACAATGTCACTGATCATTCTGGAGAATGCCCCTTCTCCCATTGTCCTTCGCATCCCAAAGTGAACAATGGATTCATGGAAGAGCAATGCACGGGCATCATCTGCATTATTCAAGCGGTCATGAAATACGAGAATCTTGGGACGACCGAATCCATCTTCAACATCAATGGCAGCCCCAACTGCTCTCTGGTCTACATCCCACCCGGCAGATTTTGCCTCATTAGGATTTGCATAGAGCATATAATCAACACTCTCTGCCCCAGCAAACTCCTTACGGAAGCTGTCTATGCTTAGTCTCGCATCCGCATAACTCATCCCAGTTTTGCGTCTGCCCCCACGTAATCCTCCCTCAGAGAGCTTGAAGAGTGGGGTATCCCTGAGTACATCCTTCTGCTTTGTCGGGGCTAACCCCTCAACAAAGTTTATTGCATTCTCAAAGTTGGTGTCCTTGAGCCTTAACTTAACAAAGGGCTTTGTGTTCTCATCCCCCTTGAAGATTGCATTGATGATTGGGGAACCAGTAGACTCATCAGGGGCAACCCATATACTTTCAAGTCTCCCATCTGTAAGCATCCCAATGAAATCATTGACTGCATCATCCCTTGAATCGAAAGTCTCCTTTACTGTGGGAGTAGTCTTGATGTCTTCAGATGTAACTTGTTGTATCTCTCCACCCTTTGCAAGGAACTCTGCAACTGCACTGTCAACATCCTTATGAGTTACCTCCTCCCCTTTCCGAATTACCTTGTCGGGGGCTTCCTCCATAAGAGCAACTGCACTCTCACGCAAATCTGAGAGAGATGTCTCATTGAGTTCTGATTCTGAGAGTATGTCCCCTCCGAATTCTTCCCTCTGTGAGTTAATGAAAACCCCAAGGTACTTCCTCTTAAGCTGATCCTCCTTCAGATTCTCCATCCCCTCGACTGTATACTTGTCGGGGAGCCTCCTAGTCATCTTCCCAATCGCATTACGAAGTTCCAACTTCCCATTCAAATTGGGTTTGAATGTTTTGCGATGAGATTCTAAGGCACTCCCTTTAGGGGATTCTACAATCATCTCGCTAACAGCCCCACGCATCAATTCTTCACGACCCGGGGTTGTTGCCTCCTCTAGATTCGGGACATCTATCTTCGTTGAATCCCAAACCCCCTTGTCAACCTTCTCTATTCTATTGAAGAATGCCTTCTTACTTGCGACATTACCCTCTGCAAAGTTGAGTGCAATCAAATCCTCAAATGCTTTGCTCCTCTGAACCTTATCCCCAGTGAACTCACGTGGAGCAGTTACCACAGCTTCACGGACACTCATACTCAGGACAATCTCATCAAAGATATCTGGGTTCCCATCTGCATCAAGTTCAACCCCCTTTGCCTTGTCGATCTCTGCCTTGGGTATTTGCAGATAGCCTCCCTCCGTCTTCTTCAGGATAACCTTGGGGTCAGAAGCATAAATCCTGTACCTATCTATGAATCCCGGGTTTACCTTTACCCAGTACTTCTCACTGATTGCATCATTCGGGTCAACCTTCTTATCCTTTACATCATTTTGATATTCTATATAGTCAATCACTGGGTTCCCAAACCGATCACGAACTCCATACCCAACAGTTCTGTTTGGTCTTCTCATGGGATGGAAGGATAACCCGTCAATATCAGTGAGCATTGCAAAGTCACCTCTTAGGTTTTCCCCGGCAATGCTCATCCAGATTGCCTTCTCACGTGGGAGCAGCTTTTTCTGCCCTGCTCTCTGGAGGGCACTGTCTACATTCGCAAGTCTCTCCCCCTTGAATGGGAGCATCACAGAGTAGGCAGATAATGCCTCTATTACATCAGGGAGGGCTTGCTCAAATCGTATCTCATGATCTGCAAGGTCAGAAGCCCCTAGTGTCTTTGTGAATGCATCATGCTCATCTGGGCGAAGAGCATATCTGAGCATGGTTTTAATCTCATCCTTAGTGGGGTCCATCCTCTGAGTGGGTTCCCCAAAGAGTTCTCTTGCTTCAGACATTAACTCTGCCTCAGACTTCTCCTTGTCAGTTCGGGGTCTTGTCTGCTCTATTGGGGCAGCAAGTACTGGGGCTTCCTCACTCTTGGGGGTTAGCCTCTTCTTTGCTTTCGCCTTGGGGAGAGCTTTCTTCTTTGCGGAGGGCTTCTTCTTTGTGACTGCTTTCTCTTTCGGGGATGCAATCAAGGCGTTAGCCATCTCCTGAAGCTCAGACTTCCTGAGACGCTTCTCCTTGGGGGTTAAGGCAGGTTCTCCCTTCTCGGACTTCAGTCTTGTGATAACTTCTTTTATATCACTGACAGTTCCCTTCTCCACTCGTTCTGCATCTGTTCTCTCTGAGACAGGGGTTGGGAGCTTGGAGGGAGGTTTTTCCTTTTTCTTGGGGGCCTTCTTCTTAGCAGTAGGTTTCTTCGTGGGTTGTTGAATAGGTTCTGTAGTAGGTTGGGCTTCTGTAGTTTCGAGCCCACCCACATATTCTGCTAAATCATCGGGCTGTGTCCCCTCTTCAAGCTCAGTACTCTCGACAATCCCCTTTGAGGTTTTCATCCTGATCTTGACGGGGCCCTTGATCTTGGGGGCTTCTACCTTGGGGGCTTCCTTCTTAACTTTCTTTTCCTTCGGGGGCTTTGCCTTGGGGGCTTCCTCAGTAGGTTTGACTTTCTCAGTGGGTTTAGTCTTGGGTTGAAATCTGTCATACCTCCCTTGTACAGCAGTTTCATACTCTGCTGGGAAGTTCTTCGCAAGTTGCTTCTCATCCTCAGTCATGTCATACGATACACCCTGCTCTGCCTTCTTGACAACCTTTCGGGCAAGAACCTCCACGTTGCGCGGGTCA